TACTTCAATCGCTGCTGTTTTCATATTTCTTTCTAATATCCTCAAAGCTAATAGGTGTGTAGTCAATTTGTTCTACGGAAACACAAAAATATCTCTTGTCCTCCACCCCATCTTTCATTACGTTATAGGAATGAAGGTGTCCATGTATATTTCCTGAAGTCCATCGAGCTAAGGATTCGGTGTGGATAGGGATGTGCGTTAAGATAAACTTATCTAATTTATGGCTACCTCTAATATCTTTAAAGTAAGGAGTATAGTCTCCTAGCTTAAAGATGTCGTGATTACCTTTAATAAGTACCTTAGTTCCATTGCAACGACCAACTGTTGATATATGCTTACGGCTCATAGCTAAGTCACCAAGAACATATACTTTATCTTCAGGGCCTACTCTCTTATTCCATCTCTCAATAATCTCTTCATCCATTTCTTCTACGGAAGAGAAAGGCCGCAGTTTCTCCCCATATTGGTTTAGGAAATTACATACACCTGCATGACCAAAATGTAAATCTGCAATTAAGAAGGTTTCCATAGATCGTCTAAATCCTCTCGATTCTTCATATTGTTAGATAGGAACATCCAGCAACATCCTACATGGTCGATATGAGGAAGCCCGCTTTCTGGATCAATATATTCCCCACGTAGAATAGCAAAAGTATGACGCATAAGAGCACCCAGAAGACGAGAATTACTGATTCCTCCTCTCCAATTATGCGCTGCATACTTCTTAGCACCGAATGTAAGAACTGCAGCAAGACCCTCAAGGGCCTGAGCATCCAACAATTCCATACGTACTTTATCATTGTCATACTTAGTACCCTGAGTTAGCTTTTCCATTAGATCGTCATAGCCTTTCTTAAGAGATTTGGAATCCACGCTGATTCATGCTCTCTACAAATGAAGCTTGTACGTTGATACGTTCTTTCTCAGGGATGGTGTTGAAGTAGCCTAGCACTAGCAATACACCTTTAGGGGATAGCTTTTGATCTCTCATATTATCAATAGCCATATTAGCTAACACTACACCTCGATTACGAGTACGCAATACTACGTCCTCAATATCGTTAAACAGGGCAAAACCTTTATAATTATCATTACTCATTTAGTAGTTTTTCTTTCTGTATTTTCTTGTTTAGTAATCCCCTTGTGGCAGGGCTTACACACTACTTCTAATTTATCTGCTTCGCAAAACATGCGAGAGATTACTCCATCCCATGAATCAAATCCTGTAATGGGAACTACTGGAATGATGTGATTTACTTCCACATCTTTAGCGGGAAAGTCTTGCTTACAACAACTACACGTATAATGCTTAGCGAGTCTTCCTGATTTTGGATTTGTCTTAACTCCGACACAAGCATTATTAAGTGTTTTATATTTAGGAGGCCATCGTTGTGAGGCACTACGTAGAGCTGATTTAACAAATGAATTATATCTAGCTTCTGTCCATTCTCCTCCGTTATGTGGCTTTATTGGCTTTGTCCCCATAATACTGGCGTACCATCCTCTCTTAGTTTTCTAGTCATATATAATAGTCGTCCCTGCTCTAGCATCTCCTTATATCCAGAGAGGCCATAGCAAGCCTTATAAGCCCCATAGACGGCCTTTAAAGCTTCAGCAGGTGTGTTACTATTAGCTAGGATATTAAAGGCTGCTACAGGCCCGCATTTAGGAAGACCGGGGATAGTGTCTACAGCATCTCCTGTAAGAAGCTGAGCGTAGAAGAACAACATCCCTACACCACTAACCTTCTTACGATCTTTACTAAGTTTGATATACCCTACATCATCAACAAGTTCCGGCCCGAATTGAGGTTGGTTTGCAAGTTCCCATCCATAATGCCATCCAGGAACTTGTCGTAAGTCTTTGTCCCTCGTACAGATGATCGTCTCAGTTGCTCGTGAGGTTTGCTCAATAGCCATGAGGTCGTCAGCCTCCAACCCTTCGGTGATCCTGTAATCATATTTTCCTTGTATGTATGCTTTAATATTGTAATAGTGTAAAGGCTTATGACTTGGCCTTTTCTTATACGGATGAAGCTTTGCTATGTCATTACGGAAGTTGGTCTTCCCTGTTAGATAGAGAATTGGAGAAGATGTAGCACCTACTACACCACAAATATTCCCAATCCTATTATCTAATAGCTCAGCTACATAGTCGAAAGGAGGGTTGCTCTCCCCCTTCCAACCTGTCTCAGCAGCAAAGCCTATCTCATATAGAAGCACATCGGCATCTATGAGAGGCTGCATCAATAAGGAGTGTCTTCGTCTTCTTCAACAGGAGCAGGAGCACGAGACTTCTTAGGAGCTTTCTCTGCAACAGGAGCTGCAGCAGGAGCCTTGCCACTAATAGCCTTCTCTAGCGCACTACCATTGAACTGAAGATTGCCCTTAATCTTTGTCTGAATCCAATCAGGCAAGGAGTTAAACACCTCCATGTCTGGAGCATCCAAGTCAAACACCTTAGCTGGATTCTTCAAGGCTTCACACTTCTCTGCATCTTTAGGACGCATAGCAGCAATGTTAGCTACGTTAGTGTATGTCTTCTCTCCTACAAAGTTATTGACCAGAGTAACATTAATAGGAGTGTCCACGGTACGGCTGAAGTCGCCATCAAAGGCGCCAGAGGGATCAAGAGCATTATAACGCTGAGTGCTCTTAGCTTTGTCTGCAAACAAACCATAGAAAGGGAGTGTTTCAGAAATCCATCGTGGCTTATCGTCAATTTCATTACCATCCTCATCTACCATAAAGGCATCTACAAGTTCATAAGTGAGCATCACTTCTTGTGCAGGTGGTTTATCCTTACCTTGATAAGGACGTTGAGCTTGCAAGCCCAAATCAATCAATTGAACCAATCGAGCAGGATAGACACCCGGCTCAAGGATAGGTTGCTCAACACGATTACTGTTACTGTTTTGTACTTTTTTAGCGTTCAAGCCCATTTATTATTCCTTAGTAGTTACGAAGTATGTTTTAAAGCTGAGGACAGTGCTAGTAGCGAAGCCATAGTTCTCACCATTAGCTAAACTAATTTGAAAGAAAGTATCTGAGACATTGTAGAAGATGATGTTCTCAAAGATTTGATTCTCTAATTCACCATATGGATCAATGTATTCCAGATAGAGAGTTTGTGTTTGTGTCTCATCACCCATTATGCAAACTCCTGATAACGGCAAGCTTCAACATAAGACTGGACTAAGCGTTCTTGCTCACTTTCCAATTCATCAATCTCCTCACCAATCTGGTGGATACGATAACGCAATACGTTAATGTAATCGTTAGCTTCTGTTTTATTAGTGAATTTCATACCAGTTTTTTCCTATTTTTCCTTGGCCTATATGTGGACAAGGTATATTATAAAAGTCTCCAGCCCAAGCAATAGCTTGTTCAGAGATTTGTTTTACATGCTCAGCTATTTCTACACGGCACTCAATAGTAAATTCATCATGATACCAGCAGACAAATCCGTAATCAATACCATATACATAACCTGCACGTTCCATTTCTTTATTAGCTTTATTGTATGCAGCCGTCATCATAATAGCTTCATCAGACTGTAACAAATAAACTAATACTTGATGCTCACTAGGAACTTTGATTGGTCTGCCATCGAGTCCAGTAATAACACCATCGTAGTATTCCATACGATTGAATACAGCGTTATACCGTTTCTTAGCAGATGCTCTCCACTCTTTCATAAGACGATCTAATAAGTTTCCTAATGCTGGTAATCCCTGTAGAAACTGGGCTTTAAGACGTTTACCGTCTGCTGATGTACCTTTGACAATCTTACCAATCTTAGCGTCACCAGCACCAAATAGAAATCCATAGAAGAAAGTCTTTGCATCATCTCTACTATTCAATCCAGCAGCTCGCATATTAACTGAATGAATATCTGAACCATCTTCTTTCTTACCGTTCAATACGTTATCAGTATATACAGGGTCGTTCATTCTACCGCATAGCATCCTGATCTGACAAGCATCAGAGTCAGTACCTACAACTACAAAGCCTTCTTTGGATGTAAACATCTTACGCATCTGTTTACCGTAAAAGCTTTTAGCTTGTGGAATGTTAACTATGTTACGGTGAGTGGCTCGTCCTGTGACCGCAAGTGTATTGACAACACTCGGGATTCTCCCGTCGGCTCTAATGAGACTGTGCAAGCCTTCAATAACACTGCGTCGCTGCCCACACTGAACCCGCTTTGCAACAAGTTTACCAACTTTTCCATTGATGCCATCGAAAGGGTCATCCTTTGATAGTTTGGGGCTTGTTCGTTCTCCATCGTCATTTGTATTCCATTCTAAGGGTTCCCATCCAGATTCTAATAGATAGTTCTTAGTCTCTGCATTACTGTCTAGGCTAATACGTCTAAAATTAATGCGACTAAAAGGGCCACAAATGGGAGCATCGTCAGGGCAAAGACCAGTAGAAGCATACCACTTGAGACTGCTTTCGGAATAATTCCCGCTTTTGAGGAATGGTTTCTTGATGTAATTATATTCACCTTTTTTCTTAGTTTCTTCTACCTCAACCATAAACGGTAGATTGGGAATCAACACCCTATCAATCCGTTTAATCCAATTACCAAGCTGAGAGATATTTCTCAGCATCTTATCTTCATCTACTAGCCATCCGTATTGCTCTTGCTTCTGTAAGTTTTCAAATAGTCTGAATGAAAGAAGGAAAGCATTCCTCCATTTACCATGTGAAGCCTCATTGAGAAGCTCGTCATATACCAGAGAAAGAATCTCTACGTCCTCTGTACAACGGTGAAGCATTGCTTCCGAGAATACTTCCCAATCATTATGCTCTGGCTTTCCTCGTCCAACTCTATAGCCCCATGCCTGAATACCATGTGGACCAATTCCCTTATCAGGACAGTTAAAAGGAACTATACGTTTAGGGTTTAGAAGTCGAGACATGATTAGTGTATCTACCTTCTTACCTTTATATTCCCAGTTGTATAGCTGTTTAAGCAATGGAAAGTCATACCCTAATGCGTTATGTGCAATTAACACATCAAACGATTCTAAGTATTCCAACATCTGCTTAACGTAGTCACCTCCTGCCCAAGGCCAGAACTTTCTAACCTCGCCAGTGTGCTTATCTTTTACTACGCAGCAATGTAACTTAGTCACTGTGTCTAACAAGCCATTAGCTTCTAGGTCGAAAAGCCCCACTCTCATTACGCTTCCTTAAAAAGATTTGTTTCGCATAGCTACGAATTCATCATACTTTTCTTTAGTACTCTCTGCATATTCAGGCTGCGCTAGTGCTGCATGGAGAGCTTCAATTGCATTACAAGTAGAACAATCTTGCTCATACTTTGCATCGCAAGTTTTTAGTTCAAGCGCATCAAGCACCATCTGCATTACTTCTCTGTCAGTCATTTTCCCTACCCTTTAGCGAGTGCTTCTTCTGCTACTCTATGCGCGTCAGTTATGTATGACGTACCAGAACAAAACTGCAAAGCATCTATTAAGTCTGCATTCACTTCATGCAGTCGGCGTAGTTCTGCTGTTGACCTTTCCACAATATCAGAAAATATCAATTCATCAACATTAGCAGTATCTAACTCATCAGCCAGCCTCAGTGTTTCCGGTTGTTTGTCAATCATTCTTTATACAGCTCCTTAAGTTCATTACGGAATCGTAATATCATTTGGTGAGTGGCAGCATAAGTGTATTGAGTGAGCTGACAAATATCCTTAGCAGAATATCCCTGCTTAAAATATAAGGACAACACCTCAATCTGAGCAATAGATTTAGTAGCAATCAATTCATTAATCTCATCTACTACACGCTCATTATACTGATTGCATGGAATACCGTCTACTTCATCTTCTTCAAACGCATTGGCAGAAAAACCCTTCTCATTACGCTTGAAGTCACGTAAGCAATTGTCGAGGATATGCCCAACCCAACGATCAAAATTACTACCATCAAAAGTGTGAATGTATTTAATAGCTCTAGCATATGTCTCTTGTACGATGTCCTCTGCATCCCATTCCGTACCTGCTCGGAATGAAAGACGTAAGACTAGTTTTCTCCTATTAGCACGATAGTGTTGTTCAATTAAGTTCATTAAAGAGTCCTGTAGCATTGTCCCAATAGAGTTTAAACTTACCTGTCTCTCCGTATTCCCGATCTTCTAGCAAGACTAGGGTTCTTAG